TCAAGGCCGCCTTCGTGCGCCTGCTGCCGTTGCTGCTGAGGTTGCCGTGAAACCGCTCCAGCTGTACCGCGTGGCATTCAGCCACGCCACACCGCTCCACCTGATGGCCCGTGACCTTGCGCACGCCATCACCAGCGCCAAAGAGCTGTGCCCTGATGCTCAGTTCCTGAGCGCCACGCTGATGCCCGAATGGGACAACACCGATGAAGCGTGATGCCTTGCGGCTCAGCCAGCACCAGTTCATTGAAACCAGCCGTGACCATAACGGCCGGTATTTCATTGCCTACTCCAGCGGCGCCAGCATATTTGTGCGCGACATTGCTGACCTTCGTCGATTTCTCAGGCTGCCGAAAAGCTTGCCCATGAGAGAATCACTCGAATCATGGCTGGCCAGTCTTGGCGATCAAGATGCCTCTCAACAATCTGAACCATGAGCACTGACAGCATTAAGGATTACCTAACCGAAATCGGCAGGTTTCCGCTGCTGACTGGTGAGCAGGAGATCCAGCTATCTCGCCAGGTGCGGCGGATGATCGAACTGCAAGCCATGGAAGGCGAGCGCACCAAAGCTGAGCTGCGTGCGATCAAACGCGGTCAGCGCGCGCGTGACACCATGATGAACTGCAACCTGCGGCTGGTAGTTCACATCGCCAAGCGTTACACCACTCGGCTGAAGTGCAATGGCCTAGAGCTGATGGACCTCATTCAGGAAGGTGCCATCGGCTTGAATCGCGCTGTTGAATTGTTCGATGGCACCAAAGGCTACAAGTTCAGCACCTATGCCTATTGGTGGGTGCGGCAATCAATCACGCGCGCGATTGATACCAAAGAGCGATTGATTCGTGTGCCGCAGCACATCCTAGATACGACGTACAAGATCGCCAAGCTGCAACGCGAGCACATGCAACAGCATGGCAGGTCAATGACAACTGCTGAATGCGCCAATGCACTTGGTATCACGCAGCATGAAGTGCAAAGCTATATCATGCGGAACATACCGCATAGCAGCCTGGATCAACAGGTAAGCGATACAGGCTCACCGATTGTTGATCTGATCGCGGATGAACCAGCACCTGAAGAGCTGCACCAGGAGTATGGCGAGCAGCTGCAGCTATCGCTGATGGAGCTGGGCGACTTAGACAGGAAGATCGTCTGCGGATACTACGGCATTGGAGCGACGCAGCAATCTCAACACGAAATGTCCAAGGAGCTTGGTGTAACGCGCAGCGCGGTGGGCGATCGACATCGCCGCGCGATGCGTCGATTGCGGCTGCGGTTGGTTTATCATCGCAGCTAGTTCCAGCTCGCAGATATAAGCAGTCGCTTGTTTGATCAGTTGCGCTTGGTATGCGTTTTGCTTGATAATTGATGCGCATAGTTTGCGTACATCATCGGCATTTTCATGCGTGAATGCTGCGCGTGATTGCGCCTCAATGCGCAGCTCTTCTTCAATGGACCATGAAATAACCAGCCACTTTGCCCAGGTCATGACACCAGCATGGCCCATCCTGTACCGGGGCCATCCACCTCCCATCGGCGCAACCAGTTCTTGCGGCTGTAGGCGATTCCGGCACCTTTGGTGTGGTTGACGTAGCCGCCGTTTACCATGTCGGCCTCGCCGTTCGGGTCGTTGTGGATGTAGGCGCCGCTGGCGGAGCCGATGATCACGGACCAATGGCCGCCGCCAGTGGGTGCGCCGACAGGCCCCTTATGCAGCCAACCGACCATCACGGGGCGACCAGCCTGCAGTTCGGTGTCGATCACGGCAGGGTTGCAGTTGGTCTGCAATCGAGCTGCCAGTCCAAGTGAATGCAGCGCCTTGATCTGCGCTTGTGCGTCGGTGGTATCGCCGAAGCGTGCGCGGATCTTGTTGTAGGCATCATCGCTGGTGACCTTGTCGTAGAACCTGGCCACCATGGCAGCGCTGCTGCTGAAGCATTCGCGGTAGCCGGTGCCTGAGCGGTTGTCGTTCTGCGCCTCATACGGCACACGTAGCAGGATGCCCTGCTGTTGCAGTAGCGGTGCGCCCTTCTGCCAGAGTGCGCCCTCAGCCTTTCGGCGGCGCAGGAGGCCGGCTTCGACGTTTGTGCCAGGGTTGCAGTAGAGCAGCAACGCAGCTGGTACCGATGGCCAGTCCTTGTCACGCAGCGCTGCGCTGATGGTGTCAAACCCAGCGCTGCCGTAGAACCCAGTGCCGAGGTTGTAGGCAAAGCTGATCAACGCGCAGCGCTGCGGATCGGCCATGCTTGCCCAATGCGGGATCGCACGCAGGCGTTCTGCGATGCGGTCTACCTCTAAGCGGAGCAGCATGTCGGCTTCGATGACGTTGATCTTGTCGCCGCGCTGCACCGCGCTGCCATCTGGGAACCGCGTGGTGCCGTAACCGATCGTCCACGGATCGCCGCCGCTTAGGGAGTCTGGGTAGGCGCTCAGGTGACAGCCTTCAAACTCCTTGATGATCTGGATCGCATCAGCCAGGTCGGTCTGCTTGCCGGGGACGCTCCAGGTCTTGAACCATGGCTGGTCGCGGTTCAGAATGCGCGGGCCGATTGCAGCTTCCAGCTCACTGATCGCCGCCAGCTGATGCGGCAGGCCCTTGAAGTACCGAAACAGGTCAATCAGCCGCAGTGGTTGCGTCATGGCCGTTGGATTTGCTGCGGCATGGACTGCCGGTAACTGAAGGCGCTCTTGATCTCAGACCAGATGATGGGGCTGAGCATTGCGGCCACAACGGCAAGGATCACGACTTGTCCCATGCGCGTCTCAAGGCGCCCAACACGGACGCCTAAAGAGCCGCGCTCGGTCTTGTCGGTGATGGCGGCATCAAGCAGCTGCTTCAGCTGGCCTTCCAGCACGCCGATAGCGCGAAGGATCTCGCCGTGCGTTGGCTCAGTCACCGCTTGCGGGATGCAATGCCACGCAGTGCGCCGAGGATCAGCTGGGTCCAGCTGTTAGCGCGGACGCCAGGCACGATTGCCAGCAGTTCAGAGCCAGCCAGCAGCGCTATGGCAATGCTGGTGATGTCTTCTGGTGTGGGTGCCATAGCTGGCGTGAATCGCTATCTCAGGTTAGCTGCCCGATGCTGCGCCACCAGCCAGCGTGCAGGTGACTGTGGAGGCCAGGCCGGCAGATGCTGCAGCAACCACAGCCGGCACGCTGATCAGGCTGATCGAGACGTTCACATAGCCGGCGGATAGGTGGTCTTCCTGCGGCTGTGCGGCGTAACGCCAGTGCGTAGAGGTTGGCACCAGATCGGTAAAGCTGGTGTGCCCGGCCCACGCTTCGGTGCTGAGCGGGAATGCGATGTAGCCGCCCTGCTGCTCGCGGTAGTGATCGCGCAGCAGCTTGGCCTCTGCCTGAGTGATTGCCGCAAAGCCCAGCTCAAGGTTGTGGCTGTAGGCGGTGGTGCCATGCCGGAAGCGGACGCTGCCACCACCAAAGCCCTTCTCCTCGGTGACGGGAAAGGTGCCCATGCTATAGCGGCGTGTGGCCGGCTCCAGTGCCGGGAAGGTGGCCATCAGTTCTGCAGCGTGATGACGCTGGAGCCCAGGCTGAAGGTTGCAGCGCTGCTGCTGACATCGGTGGCAAAGTCCACGTAGCAGACCAGTTCATCAGCACTGCTGGCACCGCCGCGTGATTTGTAGATCACAGCAGCCCTAGCGGTGATGGTGCTGGTGGCCCAGTTCACAGCGGCAAAGCTGAGCGTAACGCGATCGTTGGCGGTGCTCTTAGTGACTGTGCAGGCACTGGTTACGCCACCGGCGGTGTAACCGGTGCCGCTGACTTCGTTGGTGACAGCGGAGCGCTTCAGGTCGGTGTCCTTGTTTGGCGTGTAGCTGCTGGTAACCAGCATTACCTTGAAGGTGTCGGTGTCGAGGTCGATGGCACCACGGGCCATGTCATCAACGAATGAGTTGTAGATCAGGCTGGCCATAGTTGATGCTCAGATGGATTCATTCTGCCGAGATGGCAGGTGGCTGCGGCCAGGTGATGTCGAACGGGTTGGCAGCATCAGCCAGGTCGCGCAGGGCCTGGCGGTAGGCGGCCCACGCGTCACGATCGGCACCAAGGTCGTAGTCAGCAATCTGCGTCCAGTCGCTGGCCTTAAGCAGCTCGATGCGCCGTTCGCGGACCTTGGCGTGCTGCGTTTGCAGCTCATCGAAGCTGTAGGGACGCACGACGTACTCAAGCGCCTCGCCGTCCCAGTCGATTGTTTCCAACTTGGGGTTGCACTCGGGGCGCTCGTAGGGGCCGTTGTAACCGGCGCGCTCCAGCTCGTCAGGCGTGAAGGTGGTGCGATCTGTGCGGGTGCTGCCGTCCGCAAAGCGGATGCGGTGCGGCAGGGGTGCTGGGGTAGCTTGGCGGTGGGAGTAGAGCATGAGCAGAAAATAGCAATAAGACTAGATAGTTGGCGCCGAGTTTTTGTAGGGGTGATCCGAGGGAATGCTGCTGGCCAGGCCCCACTTGTGAGCTAAATAACCTTCAATCAGCTGGCGTGTGGTAGTGGATAAAAGTGATGGGACAATTACAACTTCACCAATTCGCACTTGCCCGTAGCGATCGGATTGATTTACCTGCCCGCCAATTTGTAGGTTGCTGTACGTAGGGGCCGTAAGGCTTGTGTCATCTGTCACATCGCCACGGAGTGTGGCGTCTTGGTAATAAAAAAGCTTTCTACTGCCTGTTGTTGTATCTCTAATGCCGCACATAATGTAGCCCGCATCAAGCGTGGGCAAGGTAGCCCAGTCACTTAAGGGATTATTTGAACCGTCAAACATAGAAATGCCCATCTTTTGGCCGCCACTGCCGCCGCGGCCTAGAAGAAACCAGTAATTGCTATAACTTGCGACCTCTGAAACAACGTAGCCTTCGATCTGTTGATTTCTTCGCGGCACTACAACGGCAAACACCGCATAAGAATCCGAAAGGCCTGTGGCGAGTGTTGCCGTTAGAACGTCATTTGTGCCATCAAAGTCAACCGTGGACTTGCTATTTAACGCTGTGCCTGGATAGCTAGGCCGATTGGCTGCAGTGCTTTGAGATGCGTGTCTAGCATTTCCACTTTTGTCATTCCACTGACTTACCGCACCACTTACCGTAGTTACAGTAGTTGCATCTGCCGCATCCAGCCACAATGACGTCGTGATCTCGGCTGGTGTCCAGATTGCTGTTGGCCAGATGTTCGCACGCTTCGCCACGCTCTGCTCATTCTGAAACCACAGGCCGGCTGCTGCGCCGGTTGTCGATGTGCGCCGAACGCCCATCAAGCCGCCGTTGAAGCCCAACATCAGCTGATGTCCTCATAGCTGATGACCAGCTCAAGGTCGCCAGCGGCGCTGGCCTGTGCGCGGAGGCTGTGGCCTTCTTCCAGGTAGATGTAAGCCTCGCGGGTTACGAGCACCTGCGTGGCGTCAGCTGGCACGGCGATGGTCTTGCCGATAGCGAAGCCGGTGGTGCCGTTGTAGTGCTCCAGGCTGATGTCCGCCGCTGCGGTGCCATCCACGTTGGCGCAGTACACGCTGTTGATCTTCAGCACCTTGCCACTGCTGGCGCCGTTGCTCAGCGCTGCAGCCATCGAGGTGGTCACTGCGTAACCGACCGTCTTGCCGGTGATCGTCGTAGGACTCTTGAGGTTCGGCGCTGCCATGGATTAGTTGCCCCACCATTCAACATAGGCTAGCGATTCCCAGCCGAACAGCTGCACGCTCATGTCGCCAAAGTAGTCACCGCCGACAATCACAGAAGCCGAACCCCCTGCCAGTGTGATCGTGATGCTCTCCTGCAGGCCGTTGGTTGTGCCGACTGCGCCAAAGTCCAGGGTGATGATCACCGCCAGCTCAGTGCCGCCGACAAACTTGCCTTCAGGCGGAACTGTTTCCAGTGCCAGTTCGACGTTGTAACGCCCGCAGTAAACGTCGTCTACGGTTGGCGCCTCCGTGTATCGCCAGCGGTAGTCCGTCAGCTGGTAGTCGCTGATTGTGGTGACGCCGCTCCAGATGCTGGACGGCAGCGTGAAGCTCTCGAAGCTGCCGAACTGGCCTTGGTAGTGGCTGAGGATGCTGAGCATGTCAGCTTCCGCCAGGGCGATGAAGCTCAGCCGCACCGAGCTGCTGAGCATCACGTTGCTATGACGCACGCGATTCTGCAGGCCGCTATAAGGTGTAAACGGCGTGTGCGGGTACTCGCCTGGCGTGAAGGCGCGAGTGGCGGGTGTCAGCGCGGGAAAGGTGGCCATGCCTAGCTAACCGGAGGAGAGTTATCCGGCGGATTCCACGAACCAGTAACAAATGACTGGTCGTTACTAAATTCAAATATGTATAGTGGCGAAGTGTAGAAAGGTGTATTTTCGTCCACGCTTCCAGACCACGTTGCTATTGAGCCCAGCACCTGGGTGTCGGCCAGGTTTACAATAGAGATTTCAGCTATGGCACCACCGGAGCTGACGCCGGGTGGAGCCGTTATTGTCCCTCCACCGAACCAGAATTGAGTGCTTGGGCGAATACCAAAGCCCGGAGTACTCCATTTGGGCTTAGTGCTTGCGGTGGGATACCATGCGCTTACCGATCCATTGCTTCCCGCCAATCGATAGTATGTATTATTGGCAGGCAAGAACGAAGCAGCGCCGCCCGGTGAATACTGGCTTACTTGGTAAGTCTGCGTAGTGTATGACAGGGCATTGTCGCAATACACTTCAAAGTAGATTTCCTCCGTAGCAGTGCCCACCTGAATGAATGAATAGTACGGCACTTGGAATGGTGCAGTGCCATCCTGGCTGCCTATCTTGACTCCATTGAGATACTTGTCAATTCTTGTTTGTTGGCCTTCGCCGCAGGGCGAGTTGAACTTAAAGATAGAGTCAAAAGTTGGTATCTGCTGTGGAGTGGCAAGGCCGTTGCCGCTTATGATTTCCAGACCGCTATCCACTGCGGCGTCTAAGCCATCGTTACCGTTGCCCGTTCCGCCAGTCGGTGCTGAGTCAGGACGTGGGAACGGCAGGTCGATTGGATCCTCGCCTCCAGCAGCCGTGAACGACTCAGCCGGGATGGTGTTGTCGCTGCTGGAGTTCACATCACAGCTCACGCCGGTGCGGCCACTTGGCAGGATGATGCCGGTGCCGACAGCAGCAGCCACATCCAATGCGATCAGGCTGCGGCCTTGGTCGTCGATCGGGAAGTGCGTGGCCTCATAGCTCACATCACCCGCCAGTGTCTTGGTGATGCGCTCCACCTGATAGAGGTAGTCATGCACCGAGTTGGCGTAGGTGGTGTTGTCACGCGCCAGCTGCACGCGGATGATGTCGCCAGCGCTGATGAGCGTGTTGTGCTCCTGCGGCCGTGCTGCAAACCTGATGGTGTGCGTCGTGTAGATCCGCTTGGCCAGTATGTAGGCGCCAACCTTGACGGCGTGATCCTCGCTGGTGCAGAACGTCGAGAGATCATGCGACTCATACGGCCCGGTTTCTGCTGTGCTGGCATAACGCACCTCAGCGGTGCGGATGATGCCAATGTCGCTCTCCAGCTGCTGGCGCCAGATCACCTGCGCCACGAACGGTTGCCGATCCGCCAGTGACAGGTAGTTGATCTCCAGCGTGCCGGGCAGCACGGTGTCTTCAGTGAAGGTGTACTCCGCCGTGATCGCCGTGGTGTTGATGGCGCCGCCGGCAGTCACCGGCAGCAGTGGTCGCAGCCCGCGTTTGCCGCCTGCGCTGCTCTCGGCCAGCAGGAAGTAAGGCGCCAGCTTGGCGGCCAGATCTGAGTAATTGGTGCTTTCGCGGATCTCAAGGTTGCAGGTGAAGCCGTTCACCTCAAGGAACGTGGCTGCTGCCAGCAGTGCGGTGTTGTCGATCATCGCCGCTGGCACCCTGCTGGTATTGACCAGCAGC